CTTGTCTGAAGACTACATGTTCTGCCAGTGGTGGCGTCGTTTGGGTGGTGAGATTTGGCTCTGCCCTTGGATGCGTACACATCATATCGGCACCTATGCATTTACTGGTGATATGCCAGCCGTTGCTGCTTGGGTTGGAACACTTTAATATTTTATGATTGTTGGATTGGTCGGTCAAATTGGAGCAGGTAAAGGTACAGTTGCAGATCTTTTGGTAGATCGTCATGATTTCTTCAAAGAGAGTTTTGCAAATAGCGTCAAAGATGCCTGTGCCTCGATCTTCGGTTGGAATCGTGCCATGCTTGAGGGTGATACTTTAGAATCCCGAGCATGGCGCGAACAACCAGATGTATGGTGGTCAGAAAAACTCGGTCGTGAGTTCTCACCAAGATTAGCACTCCAGTTAATGGGCACAGAGGCAGGTCGTGATGTATTTCACCCTGACCTCTGGGTTCATACTGTGTTGCGTCGCTGCGAACAGGCTCCTTACAATAACTATGTGATTGCTGATGTTCGTTTTCCAAACGAGATTGATGCAATCGTAAAGTCTGGTGGTAAGGTTGTTCGTGTTCGTCGTGGTGAAGATCCAGAATGGTTTGCGCTTGCTCGTGAGTGCAATATCTATAACAAACAAGAAATAATGCGCAATGCATATCCAGAAGTTCATTATTCAGAATGGGCTTGGGTTGGTTTACATTATGATATTGTGATGGATAATAATTGTTCGTTAGATGAGTTGACCGTGAGGGTTGACAAGTTGGTTGATTCGTTATATAATAATCGTGTTGAAGCAAATGAGGTCGTTAATTATGAAACTTTCTGAAGATACAGTGCAAGTCCTGAAGAACTTCTCAGGCATTAATCAAAGTCTCCAGTTTAAGGCTGGCAAAACTTTGAAGACAATTTCCCCGCTCAAAACAATTTTCGTCGAAGCAACCGTTGGTGAAGACTTCCCGAAAGAGTTTGCGTTGTATGATCTAAACAAACTCTTGGCAAAGGTTTCCTTGTATAAGGATGCTGACTTGGCGTTTGATGATGATAAGATTAACATCAGCGCAAACAAGAAGTCAGATTACATCAAGTATTGTTCGTCAAAGGTTATTGTAACTCCACCCGAAAAGCCAATCACATTTGGTGAGCCTGATTGTTCATTCAGTCTTTCGCAAGAAGATCTTGACTGGATGCGCAAGAGTGCTGGCATCTCTGGTTCGCCGAACTTTGTGTTTGAGAGCGACGGTTCTACTATTCACTTCATTGCTACAGATGTGAAGGATGATTCTGCTGACCAGTCCAAGGTTGAGATTGGAACAGTCGAGAATGGTAAGGAATTCAAGGTTGTAATGAAAGTCGAAAACTTCAAGTTGCTTGAAGGTTCGTATGATGTTGCGATTGCCAAGAAAGGTCTTGCTCGCTTCAAGCATAAGACCGTTGATATCACTTACTACATTGCAATCGAAGCCGCAAGTTCGACATTCGGAGAATAATCATGGCACTTGATAAAGCAAAGGTTCTGGGATGCCTTCAGGAAATCTCAAACTCTCTGACTCGCATTGAAGCAGAGCGCGATCTTATCAAAGAGATCCTTGAGAAAATGCAAGACGAATGTGAGATTCCAAAGAAGTTGAGTCGTAAACTGGCGAAAGTTTACCACAAGCGCAACTATGAGGAAGAAGTTGCCGAGCAGAGTGACTTTCAGACTATCTATGAGAATGTGGCTAAATAAAAACTTGGGGTGCAACTGTTCTTGTTGACAGCACAATCCGCCAGACTGCCGCTGTGAGGGTTCACCTCCTCCACCCCATCTTCTCTTTGTGAGGAATTTATATTATGAATGAAGCGTTGTGGGTTGAAAAATACCGTCCTCATACTATTGCCGATTGTATTCTTCCTGATGAATACAAGAGCACTTTCCAATCTTATGTTGACCGCAAAGAGATTCCCCATCTCTTGCTTTGCGGCACTCCAGGAACAGGTAAGACTACCGTTGCTCGTGCACTGTGCGACGAGATCGGTTGCGATTATCTGATGATTAACGGCTCGGACGAATCAGGCATTGACACTTTCCGAGTCAAGATTAAGAACTATGCAAGTGCGATGTCTCTTGGTGGTGGTAAGAAAGTTATCATCATCGATGAGGCAGATTATCTGAACCCAAATAGTACGCAACCAGCCATGCGTGCTGCGATGGAAGAGTTTGCGCATAACTGCACTTTCATCATGACTTGTAACTTCAAGAATCGTATCATTGAACCGTTGCATAGTCGATGTGCAGTAATTGAATTCAAACTGCGTAAGGAAGATAAGCCAAAGATGGCGATGGCGTTCATGAAACGTGCATCAGAAATTCTTACAGGTGAAAAGATTCCGTTTGATAAGGCAGTGCTGGCTGAAGTTGTCAAGAAGCACTTTCCAGATTATCGTCGTGTTCTAAACGAACTTCAACGCTATTCTGTCAGTGGTAAGATTGATTCTGGTATTCTTACCAGCATTGCTGATGTTTCGATCAATGAATTGGTCACCTCTCTGCGAGATCAAAACTTCAGTGCAATGCGCAAGTGGGTTGCTGATTTTGGTAGCGATGACCCTGCAAAGATCTATCGTAAGATCTATGATAGTCTTTATGATATTATGGATAAGTCCACGATTCCGAATGCTGTCTTGATTCTCGCCAAGTATCAATATCAGGCAGCATTTGTTGCCGACCAGGAACTGAACCTCACCGCATGTCTAACTGAAATGATGGTTGAGTGTAAGTTCAATGGCTGACCTATTTAAAGAAATCATTCCGTCTATTCTACAGACGAAAGAGTATGCTCTCCTGACTGAGCAGGACGAAAAGTCATATTCTGCATTTATGGTGAACCGAGCACTCTCGTATCACAGAGATACTGTTCTCTGGGCGAACGAGATGAATAAGTTTTCGACTCTGGACAATAAACTCAAATATGACTTTCTTATAAATATTGTTAGAGCCCAAAAGCGTCCATACAGTAAATGGCACAAAAAGGCTCAAAGCAGTGATTTGAATGTCGTAAAAGAATATTATGGCTACTCCGATGCGAAAGCAGAAGAAGCATTAAAGATTCTGTCCGACGACCAAATCACCGCTATGAAAAAACAATTATATAAGGGTGATTGACCATGGTCGAAAAATTAGTAGAAGTCACATTAGAAAAGCAAGACGACTTCCTCAAGGTCCGCGAAACTCTAACGCGCATCGGTGTCGCTGCAAAGAACGACAACATTCTTTACCAGTCTTGCCATATCCTCCATAAACAAGGAAAGTATTACATCGTCCACTTCAAGGAACTCTTTGAATTAGACGGTAAGCCATCCAACATGTCAGACAATGATGTTCAGCGTCGTAATACGATTGCGAATCTAATGGCTGAATGGGGTTTAGTGAAACTTGTTAATGCAGATAAGACAAAGGATAACGTCGCACCATTAAGCCAGATCAAGATTCTTCCATTCAAAGAGAAGAATGAGTGGCAATTGGTTTCCAAATATACAATCGGGAAGAAAAAGAAGGAAGGTTAATTTATGCTAACTGTGAATGTGTATCGACTTCGTGATGATCTTGAACTTCCAACATACGGCACGACTCTCGCAAATTGTTTTGATTTGTCATTTCAGCCAACTGACACACATGTCACTGGTTACGACAAGTACAACAATCCAATCAGTCAATTAATCAATAACTTCAAGGAGATCTCGATCTATCCTGGTGATAGATTGCTTATTCCTACTGGATTAATCTTTAAGATCGAAAAACGATTTACAATAGAAAATTTTGCGGATATCTATAGCGCATCATCACCATCACTTCAAAACTATAGCATCCGTCTTCATCCGCGTTCAGGTTTGTCGCTGAAGCGTGGTTTGGTGTTAGCAAACTCTGAAGGCATCGTTGATGTTGACTATCAACAGCAAGTGTTTGTTCTTCTAACAAACATCTCTTCTATTGGTCAGACTATTAAGGCTGGCGAGCGAATCGCACAGGCTGAAGTTACTTGCAATGAACAAGTTGAATTTGTTGTTCTTGCAAATGCACCAGAAAAACATTCAGAGCGTAATGGTGGATTTGGTTCAACTGGTGTATAAATTATGATTCGTGATGAATTGTCATGGGATGAGTTGTTCATCCTTCAGGCTGCTTTGATCTCACAAAAAAGCAAAGACCCATCAACCAAAGTCGGCTGTGTGATTGTCAATGATGACAATGTTATACTCAGCACAGGCTTCAATGGTTTCCCGAGAGGCATTGAAGAAGATTGGGCTGATCGTTGGAAGCGCCCAGAAAAATATCACTGGGTTGAACATGCTGAACGCAATGCAATCTTCAACGCCGCACGTGTTGGTGTTTCACTCAACAACTCTCGTGCTTATCTAAACTTTGAACCGAAGCCATGCGCCGAATGCACACGCGCATTGATTCAAGCAGGTATCAAGGAAGTCATCGGTCCGAATCGACCATTCACAGGTAAGGGTGCTGGCAAGCATTACTCGATCGATCACGCCGAAGTAATGTTGCGCGAGGCAGGAGTCCGTGTGCGCCGATTTGACCTTCCCCCCGAGTTATTACCGCCTCTATAATAGGACCGCTGCAATAGGATTGCAGGAGGTCTGGTGAGACTTGCGCAAGTCATTGATTCTATTAGAGTTTTTTTCCTTTACAATTTTAGGGAAATAAGCGATAATATATGTATGAAATGTGAAAACACTGTGAAGATTGGTGACGTCGTCAAGAGTCTTGACTTCGTTGGTATCAACGACTGCTTTTATGTCGGTCTCGTGACCGAAATCCTCAACGACGGTCGATTCCGCGCCAAGGCAATCAAGCGTGTGTGGAAGGGCGAGGCTGATAAGCGTCCTCTTGCTGACGAGTTCTTCGCTCCGCTTCCTGGTCATGATTTCTTCGACGACATGGCTGAATGGAAGAATGCTGCTCCTCGCATCCAGGTGGTTGCCTAGTAAGAACATATGAAAATGACTAAAATTGTATACAATGCTTGTTATGGTGGGTTTGGTCTGTCGAATAGGGCTGTGAGGCGTTATTGTGAGATCAAAGGTATCGCTGAAGAAACTATCTATCACCGAGATATCGAACGAACTGACCCTGTGTTGGTGCAGGTCGTGGAGGAACTCGGGGATAAGGCTAACGGTGATTGTGCGGAGTTGCGTATTGCAGAATTGTCTGCTGGCACTCTATATCGCATCGATGAGTATGATGGACTAGAGCAAGTGTGTACGCAGGATGATTATGCATGGAGTGTAGCGTAATATGAAAAAGCAAACTGAAACTCTGTTGAGTGAGGCGATTGACCTTGTGAATGGTGCCGATCATGTTCTTGCGAACACTCTTTCGCAACTTGATTTGAGCGCCAAGAACTGTTACGATCTTGCTGAGAAACTTGAACGCGCTCGCAACCTTCTTTTGGTTGTCGGCGATCGCAAGTATCAGGCTGAGTTGAATCAAGTTCCTATGTCTACCGAAGGAGTACCGTTCTAATGGCTCGTGTTAAAGATCTGTTTCATGACATCATCGAGATGTATTTCTATGATGGCATGAAGGAGGCTGAGATCGCAACGTCTCTTGGTATCTCATTGCTACAGGTTCATGAGGCAATCGGATTCTATGAGCAAACAAACGAGAGGTTGGTGACAGACGCTGATGAGGTTGTTTCTTACGATGACCTTATGCATGATCCCATTGAAGGTAAATACAACTCGGAGCAATGATATGATTGACATGTCTAAGATTGTTGAACATGCACGCGCTCTTGAGGAGATGGGTTGCTCCGTTGTTGTCTTCACCCCAGAAGAGTTGCGCGGCGCAAACCCTCATCATGTTGCATCTCGTTTGATTGAATTGGGATGGGAAGTGATTGATGATATCGCTGGTCCCGAGAACGAGATTGAAGAAGATTGGAACTGGGGCATCAAGTGATTGATCCGCACTGGTTCCATGTTTTTTTCTATCTTTGTGGATTAATTTCAGGTATAATAATTTGTGTTCCCGCCAAACGAAAGGGTAAATATTATCATGACTAATGTATATCGTCATTCTGTTCTTGCTCCAAAAGAGCGAGTGCAATTTGACCCTCGCAATCGCAAACATATGGTTGATTTTGCGAGGTTTGTCAAGTATAATACTTGGAAGGATGGATGTTCTTATTTCTTGGAAGATCCGTTTACAGATATTCCGACAATGATTCGTTGCAAAATTGCTGATTACACTTTGTCTAAACTTGTGGAGAAAGTCTAATGGATGTTGTATTGCTTTCGTTGACAGTCATTCTTCTTTCGTTGACTTCAGTATCAGTGCTTGTCGTGTCTTATCACCTTATGCAGATTCGGAAAAATCTCCAAGATGCTATGAAGATTTGCGAAGATGCAGTCCGTTCTCTGCGTAGTGGAGGTCCGTGATGTCTAATGGCAACTTCGAAGTGCTGCCTCGTGGCACAACTACAGAACTGCAGTTTTTGCGACAACTAGCCAAGGATATCGTTGAATGTTATCCCAAGCATGGCACACACTTTACCATTGAGGAAGTGAAGCGTCTTGCGGCAAGGGTTGAGGGATTTTATAATGCTCATGTAGAGAAGTATCCTGTATGATGATTTATTGCGCTGCTCGATTCAAACCGAAGAAGAAGCGTAAGTCAAAGGGTGTAGTTGCGACCAAGTATCGCAAGTCGACAGCCATTCTTGGTTATGAGAAACTGCCGAGTCTCTCTTATGGTCCGCGAGTTGGTGCTGGTGATGCTCGCA